AGAGATTGATAGCCGAGGGATTATCTATGATGCAACTACAGGAGTAATGACAACTGATAGCTCAGTTTATGAGTTTGCTGATCCAACAACTGACATAGGGCCAGTAGAGATACTTTTTGTTTCAAGCTCTAATGTAGATTATACTATAGGGGGAGGTACTAACGTAGGTAATATTTTCTACCCGCACGGGGTAGGCGTTATCAGCAAAACCGATCAACTAGTATCCTTGTTAAAAAATTCTGTTGGTTACGGTACTAATGTAAACTGGCAAGCCTCCCACACCATCTTCCAGCATCAGTACCGCTGCCGGGTGAATGAAAGTAGTTTAAACTACTCTCAGAACCCTTCCATCAAATCAGGCAGCAACGGAGAAACTTACAACTTCGCAACCGGGAGCTACTTCCAGCCCTACATCACAACGGTAGGACTTTACAACGATTCAAACGAACTCATAGCAGTAGCTAAGCTAGGTCAACCGATACCTAAATCCAGGTACACGGATATGACTTTTGTTATCGCACTAGATATTTAATATCATGACAGAACCTACCTGGACTTACAAGGGTAGGATGATCACTAAAATTTCCGATATGCCGGAAGGCACTTACGGATTTATCTACCAGATCACCCACACCCCTACCAACAAAAAATATATCGGCAAGAAAGTCATGTACTTTACCCGGAAGGTTAAGCTCACCAAAAAAGAGATCGCCGAACAGACTGGCCCTGGCCGCAAGCCTATCACCAAATTAGTCACCAAAGAAAGTGACTGGGCTAGTTACTACGGATCCAACAAAGAGTTCTTATCTTTAACCAGAACCTTCCCTAAAGAAGAGTTCCATAAAGAGATTCTAGAGCTTGCTACCGGTAAAAAGATGCTTACCTACTATGAGTGTAAATATTTATTTAAATACGGTGCCATTGAGAATAACGAGTTATACTACAACGATAACATATTAGGTAAATTCTACAGGAAAGATTTTATATGAAACTAATCCAAGCACTTCTTACTGAGAGCACTTACTCTAAAATTAAAGATGCTTTTAAAGCAGCTGGAGCTACTGATGTAGGAGTAGGATCTCAAGGGGTTGTTTATAGTGCACCCAAACCTGTACCGGAATTAGAGTACGAACCTAGAGAAGGGTACCTTGTAAAAATCACCCAGGATGACATCGAAATGGAGGCTATGATTAAAGCCCAGGGTAAAAAATTTAAATACCTGGCAAACATCGGTAAGGCAGTAAAGATGGAAAAAGGAGGCTGGTACCAAATCGAAAACCTACAGCCGGTCTCTCAAGAATACTCTGAGGAAATTGAGAAGAACGTTCATATATTAGATCAGTTCTTTAGCGAAGGAGATAAGAGCCTGCTTTCAGACCTATCCCCGTACCTGCAGAAGGTCTTTATCGGTGCAAGGCAGGAGCTGGTTCAAACCGGCATTGATCCTGAAGAAGTTGATATGTTCGGAGATGACAACAACGTAATGGCAACCGCCGATGGTGATATAAAGCTTATCGACTATTAAGTTGGTTACAAGCGGTTTCGTTCTTATATTAAGGTTATAACTATGTAATGCCTCCGCATGGAGAATCCTATACTGCTAAGCGCAATCGAGAACGTACTGGGGAAATCTAATAAGAGGGCCCGGGATAACTATGCATTTAGTTGTCCGTTCTGCAACCATCGCAAACCCAAGCTTGAGATCAAGCTGAGTACTAACGAGAAGGGGGAGAATCCGTGGGAGTGCTGGGTTTGTAGTGCTAGAGGTAGGACTGTTAAGTCTCTGCTAAGGCAGATGAAGCTTGGTAAGGATGAAGCTAACCAGGTCTTAAGACTTGTCAGGAAAGGAGAGACAGCTGACTACGAAGTCACGTTTGTAGAACTTCCTAAAGAGTTTCAGGCATTGACTACCGCCACCCGGACTTCCGTTATTGCAAACAAGATCAGGAACTACCTCTACAATAGAGGTCTTACCGAGAACGACTTTTTAAAATATAACATCGGCTACTGCACCACCGGAGATTATGCTGGAAGAATCATCGTACCTTCATACGATGAAAATAATCAGCTAAACTTTTTCGTTGGCAGGACCTTTGAGAATAATTATTTTAAGTACAAGAATCCTCCCGCATCCAAGGATGTGATAGGATTTGAGAATTTAATTAACTGGGACCAGCCCGTCATCTTAGTTGAAGGAGTCTTCGATGCCATGGCTGTTAAACGTAATGCTGTCCCGATCCTAGGTAAGTCCTTATCTAAGAGTTTAATGTTAAAATTAGTGTCAAACAAGGTTCAAGACATTTATATAGCATTGGATAAAGATGCTTTAAAAAGTGCGCTACGGTACTCTGAGCAATTCCTTGCTATGGGTAAACGAGTGTTCCTTGTTGACATGATCGATAAAGATCCTTCACAGATGGGTTTTACTACTTTCACCCACCATATTCAACAGTCCCAGGAGCTGACTTTCAGTGACCTCCTCCGACACAAATTAGCTTTCGTATGATTTATCCAGGTTCCAATTTTCTTTTAGAGCATAAGCAAAAACGCATTCAGTTCGACGGAGAGCTAAAGCAGATCACTCTGCCGGACCGCCGGGTTTACAGAAGAGGCGAAGGCATTTATTACCCCTCCGTTACTACGATCCTGCAGTACATGCCCAAAAATAAGTTCTTTGAGCAGTGGATTAAGGACGTAGGGCATAATGCCGATCTCATCATGAGAAGGGCAGGTGAAGAAGGGACGGCAGTCCACAATGCAGCCGAGGAGCTGATCAAAGGCGGGGAAGTCCAGTGGATGGATGATTACGGCAAGGCTAAGTACTCGCTGCTGGTATGGCAGATGATCAATAAGTTCGTTGAAGCTTGGAAGGCCATGGACCCTGACGTCATTGCTACCGAAGAATTTACCTTCTCAGACGTCCATAAGTATGCCGGTACTGCTGATATCATTGCCAAGATCGGTGATGAGGTTTGGTTGCTGGATATTAAGACTTCTAATTCTTTGCATAAGTCTCACGAGTTACAGCTATCGGCTTACGCCAAGGCCTGGGAAGAGATGTACGGGCAGAAGATCGACCGGACAGGTATTATCTGGCTAAAATCAACTAAGAGAACTGCCTCTAGCAAGGACGGAGCATTCCAGGGTAAGGGATGGGAGCTTAAAGTAGTTGATAACATCGATGAGAACTTTGAACTATTCCAACTCATCTATAAACTCTACCTTTTAGAGCATCCTGCCGATGAACCATCCTTTCAGACATATCCTTTATCGGTAAAGTTGTAAGCTATTTATAAAGAGCCTATCTTTAGGTAGATAAATAGTAAAAAAAATGGGAGGAAACGTATTTGGAACTACAGATAAGATTAACAGGGAGGATATCAAACCTACCCTGCTTAACTTTTTAAAAGAATTCAAAAGGTTATTCCCCGCAGCCGAACCGCACTTCAGGCAGATGCAGACCCTAGGCTCTGCCGGCAAGAAAGAGGTATCTGGAGATATCGATTTAGCGATCTCAGACCAAAGCTTTGATAAGATCCAGGACTGGGGTTTAGATCAGAAGCACGTTCAGGAGCTCTTTGAACTTTTTAAGAAGAGATCTAGGACAGCCTCTGAAGACCAGCTTATGAAAAGAGCAGTGATCGTAGCTATTGCCGAAAAAATCCAAGAGTCTGATACCAACCTTGCTGTTGATGTAAAAGGATCTTCCGCAGGAGCGCTATTCCTCCAAGCCCCTCAGTTCAACGAGGCAGGAGAGCAATTAGAGAAGAACGTTCAGATTGATATAAACGTAGGAGATATAGACTGGCTTAAGTTCGCTTATTATTCTAGCGTTTATTCCGGTAACGTTAAGGGCCTGCATAGGACCCAGCTCCTGGTAGCTTTATTTGCTAACAAAGGATATATCTTCTCCCATAACTACGGAGTTAAGAACAAAGACACCCAGGAAGTAGAAGCTAAAACTCCTGCCCAGGCCATCGAGCTACTAAACAAACTCTACGGCGCTGATTTCAGCAATGAGATATTAGAGAACTATTTTAGCATCATTGAATCCCTTAAGAAGAACTTAAGTGAGCAGGACCTTAACAGAGTCTACGAC